ACTAAAAAAGTACGAAAATTGGTTTGGAACAAAATGGGTAAAAACGTCGTTGAACCAGATGAATACGATGACCCTGAGGAATTAATTGATCAAGGTAAAATTCCACGTTTCTTTGAATTTACTGGAAAGGTTATTTTCATCTCCAACCTAAAATTAGATAAGCTTGATCCTGATGGTGCTCTTAGAACCCGCGCATTTATGATCGAAATCAATCCAACCGATATTGAAATTTACGATTTTATGGACACCATTGTAGATAAAATAAAAATTGATGGCGACCTTAGTCTTGATATGACAACTCGTAAAAAGGTCGTCAATTTATTGCGTAAAGGAAAGTCCAAACAAACGGCAAACCTACGAAAACTTCAGAGAGCATTAAACATGCAAGCCGGCGCAATTGAATCTGGTGTAAACGTCGCTGATGCTGAACTGACAAGAATGATCGAAACCTATGCTTAGTCTAAAGGAATATATAAAATTATCTGAAGCTGCACGCGAACCTTTAGATGAATTAGAGGTCGATGTTATTGCGTTTTTAGAAAAGATTGACTCAACCATTGCTAATATTAAAGCTGAAGATATAGCAATTAATACAAGCACAAATAGCAAAACTGTTTATGTAGATCAATATATGCCAGGCGGTCAACGCCCCGCATATGTTGCATCTGCCGTAGATATAATTAATCAGTCAAGCGAATGGGAATTAGTCCCCGTAAGACCTGCACGGGCAACAAAAGATTTTGCTTTCGTAAGTACGACAAATGCCGTTAAAAGCATTTATGTAAAAAATAGGCCAAAGGCAGGATTTAAATCAGATGCAGATCCTAATGAACTTATGACGGCCGCTCTCATGTTACTTCCTAAGATTACGATTCCTGAAACTTCTGACGAAATGGATGTCATCATTGAAAATGTTAAAAAACTAGTTGCAAGCGGAAAGGTTGTAGGACACACCGAAGGTCAAGTAAAAGGAATGGAAAAGAATTATGGAAATCTTGCTCAAGCAATTTCGGCCGCAGCCGCTTTACCAAAAATGTATTTAAACGCGGATAAAGTTTATCTCACCGGCCAAGCCTGGGATGATGATGTTAAACAATTCCAGAGAACAAAATATGGAATGAAAGACTTTAACTCATCTGACTTTATCGTTAAGAAAGGCAAAAACTTTTTAGGTGTTTCGCTTAAGAAAAAGAAACTTCCTTCTGAATCAGACCCAACACTAATTAATAAATCATTTGCATCGATGTTAATCGCCTTTGCGACTGAAGCTGATGAAAAGTTTAGTAAAACAAAGGATGATTTAGAAAATAAAATTGGAGAGTTTTATTCGAATATAATCGTTAATAGCGTTAAACTCTTACCGCCCGCCACGCAAAAATCATTAGCGCCAATAATTAAACTTAAAGGCAAAAAGGCAATTCAAACTCTAATTGGTTCTGGTAAGAAAAGACCTTGGAAACAATATGTCGGAGCTCTTGATAACAAAGTTATTAATTCATCATTGGTTTCATCTAAGAGTATTTTCAAAGAAATTGATAGCATACTTTTGAAAAACTCTGATATTTTTGCTGAGCAACTTACTCAACTTATTTTTAAGGCCGAACTTAAAGATTTACAAAAAGTAAATTTTGATTTTGCACTTGTAACAGGAATTGGCCGATACTTGAAAAGTGGGCCAAAAATTGAAAAGGGAGAATACAAAGATATTGACATTATGACAACTGTTCTTGATGATTTATTTAATCAAGGCCCTCCTAAAATCGTAAGAAATAAAAATATGAAACAGGCATTTGACTTTGGTGCGACTGCCGCAAATTTGAATTACTTTTTAGTGATTGGCAAAACACCAATTGTGCAATTACAATTAAGATATAAAGGCAGCTTTTCTTCGGCACCTTCTTTTCAGGCAGGAATGACAAAAGAATTTAAGGCACTATTTAAATGAAATTGATAGAAACAATAGTAGAAGTTACCGCGAAGCCTTACGCTTATACGTGGGATTTCTTTTATCTTGAAGGCGCTAATGGAGAATTTACTACGGAAAACGGCGCGATTATCGAATTTGATGTAGAGTATAACGAAGAATGGGAACAAGGTCCACGCCCCGATCCCAATAGATTTGAGCATCATGAAATTGTATTTAGTGGGATCGGAGCAAAGGGTTCTAGAACTACAAAGCAAATGGATAGTGGCAATCCTTTTAGAGTGTTTGCGACTATCCAAGCGATGATGCAAGATTATATCGACCGCTATGGTCACCAAATTGAAATGATAAAGTTTTCCGCAGATAAAAGCACCGGTAAATTGGGTAGATCAAAGCTATATACTAGATATGCTAAAAACTGGAATAAAATGTTTAGAGGTCAAAAATGGCAATCTTATGTATATGAAAATTCCCCTGGTGGCGCCACAATTATATATGCGATAAACAAAAACACGATGAGTAAGAAAAACATTGACTATTTTGACAGTGCTTTTGGTAAAAAATTTAAAAAGGTATGATTGACGAAGAAGTTTATAAAGCATTAGATTTCCATAAAGAAAATGGGATTCCACTTTCTGAAAATGTTTTTCGCCCTCATAGCGAAAACTACTATAAGCTTTTTTGCGCTGCTCGTGCACTAAAGGAAAATTTAAACGTCGGTGAATTTGATGAGTATCTTCTTTCAACCGACATTGGTGAATTTGGTCTATACGAAAATGAAGAAGTACCTTTAGATCATCCCTTTATTAACGAAGCAGAATACAAAGGTAAAGAGGTAGAACTAAATAAACCAAAGCGTGGCGGTAATAAAAAGTTTTACGTTTACGTCAAAAACGAAAAAGGTAACGTAATCAAAGTTCAATTTGGAGACACATCTGGTCTACAAGCAAAAATTAATGACCCTGCTGCAAGGAAATCGTTCGCCGCACGTCATAACTGCGCAGCAAAAAAGGATAAAACAAAGCCGGGATATTGGTCATGCAATCTTCCACGATATGCATCTGAACTTGGTTTAAAAGGAGGCGGTTCGTTTTTTTGGTAATATAAATATAAGTAATGAGTAAACCATACACAGACGAAATTGTTTCGGGTAAAAAGATTAGAACATTTGCTCCCAATGTTGAATCATCTGAACTCGTATGGCATCGCGATAAAGCACATCGTAAAGTCACAGTTTTAGAAGGCAACGGTTGGTTCTTTCAATTCGATAATAAGACGCCCATTGAACTAAAAGAAGGAGACATCCTTACTATTCCTAAAATGGAATATCACCGCTTATTTAAGACTGGTGAAAACAACCTCAAAATTTCTATCGAAGAATCAGCAATGAAATCATTTAGCGAATATATTGAAGAAGCTTCCCGCCCTGGCAAAAACGTTCACATGACTCATATCGAAGATCGTGTAATTTATGGCGGCGTCAATGGAGCAAGAGAAGCAATCTTTGCATTACGTTCGTTAAGGGATATGCTTGCTGGCAAAGTAAGTTCTTCTAAAAACGTTACAGTTAAATGGGACGGTGCACCTGCAGTCTTTGCCGGTGTTGATCCAAGCGATGGTAAATTCTTCGTTGCTAAAAAAGGAATCTTTAATGCTGATCCCAAAGTTTATAAGTCAGAAGCAGAAGTGCGAGAAGATACTTCAGGTGATCTTGCGGATAAGCTTGTTACCGCATTTAACGAATTGAAAGACCTTGGAATTAAAGATGTAATTCAGGGTGATGTTATGTTTACAAAGGGCGACTTAAACTCCGAATCAATCGACGGCGAAAAGTACGTTACATTTCAACCTAACACAATTGTTTATGCCGTTCCTGCAAATTCTGATTTAGCAAAAACATTGCTTAAGGCAAACATTGGTGTGGTGTGGCATACAACATACAAAGGCAAAGACTTCCAGTCAATGACTGCGTCTTATGGTGTAAATGTTAAATCACTAAAGAAGAAAGCATCCGTTTGGTCGATCGATGCTGATTTGCCAAAGGACCTTTCTGGTACTGCTACTCTTACTCAAGCCGACACTGAAGAAGTTACTCAACAACTTTCAAAGGCAGGCAAAATTTTCCAAAAGATTAAGTCAACAACACTTAACGAGCTTGAAAATAATCCTGCTCTTGCTACAAAGATTGAAACATTTAACAACACACTTGTTCGAAAAGGTGAACGTATTCAAAGTACAGCAAAGCACGTTAATGATTTAATTAGCTGGTTTAATGATAAGTACGCAAAGGAATACGAAAAACGTAAAAGTGAAAAAGGTAAGCTTGCAGTTCTTGCTAAACAGGAAGAAGAAATGAAATTCTTTTCAAAAGGCAATCGGAAAAACTTAGACCTCATGTTTCAATTGCAAAACGCGATTGTTGATGCTAAGCTTATTATCATTGAAAAACTTGATAAGTTAAAAACAATTGATACGTTTGTAAGAACGAGGAATGGATTTAAAGTAACAGGTTCAGAAGGATTTGTTGCAATCGATAATGAAGGCGGTGCAGTAAAACTTGTTGACCGTTTAGAATTTTCAACTAATAATTTCTCACCAGACGTGGTGAAAGGTTGGGAAAGATAATATATGAAAGACTTAATACAATCAGTTAACGAAATTCTTGTAGAGCAAGCAATGGCCGGCACCGTCGATTTTGACGATTGGACATACGAAAATCCCGATAATCCAACTGTTCTAATTCATGGATATGGATCAATGAGACTTGATCGTCTTAAAAAGGATGTCCAAAGGGATGTCAAGAAATTGGCATCAAGAGCAAAGGACTCTGAATTTCTTAAATACAACTTTACCGATGGTTCAGCACTTCATACTAAAATTCATGCGTTGGCCGAAGTGGAAGCTTTTGTGAGCGATAATAAATACAAACAGATTATTAAAAACGGAAGCAAAAGATAATGAAATCCTTTAAACAATTTAACGAAGAAAAAAGGAACGAGATAGTTTTTACCTTTGGTAGATTTAATCCTCCCACTGTCGGCCACGAAAAGCTTATTAGAAAGGTTGCATCCGAGGCCATTGGTAATTCTTATCGTGTTTACGCATCTCAATCAAATGACCCTAAAAGAAATCCTTTAGAGTATAAAGAAAAGATTGCTATTATGCGTAAAATGTTTCCTAAGCATGGGCGCAATATTATCGAAGATAAAAATGCTAAAACAGTTTTGCACATAGCTTCAGCTTTATACGATCAGGGTTTTACAAAAATCAAAATGGTTGTTGGTTCTGACCGCGTATCAGAATTTCAAAAATTACTTAAAAAGTATAACCAAGTAAAAGGTCGCCATGGATTTTACGATTTTGAACATGGTATTGAAATTGTTTCTGCCGGTGAACGTGATCCTGATTCAGACGATGTAAGTGGTATGAGTGCCTCAAAAATGAGGGCAGCCGCAGAAAACGGTGATTTCAAAGAGTTTTCAAAAGGACTAACAAAGGCATACGGTGAAGATATGACGCTATTTAATCTTATTCGTAAAAGAATGGGATTAAAGGAAATGACTAACTTCCGTAAACATGTTCAACTTGAAAAAGTTTCGGACAAGCGCGAACAATACATTAGTGGCGAAATATTTAACATTGGTGACCAAGTTTGGACAGAATCGGGTGACCTGATTACGATTAAACATCGCAAACCCAACTACATTATTGATAGCACTGACAAAAAACACTTTGTCGAAAAGCTTAATCCTGCATACGGAAAAGATCTTTCTAAATCAACTAAAGCAAAACGTCAGGCACAATTCAACAAACAGGCTAAAATGGATGATGATGATCCTCGTGCATATAAGCCTGCACCCGGTGATGCAAGAGGTAAAACGAAACTTTCAAAACACACGATTGCTTATCGCAAAAGGTTTGGCGAATTTGTAGAAGACGATCATTCAGGACCATGTTGGAAAACACATAAGATGGTTGGAATGAAAAAGAAAAAAGGATACCCTGGAATGGTTCCAGATTGTGTACCACGCGAAGAAGCAGAAAAAAGAACACCTCGCAAAAAAGGACAACACACTGGCTCATCATCTCATTCAGACTTATATACCGATGAGGACCCAAAGGGAACAATTCATGGTTTAGGATTTAAAGATGCCGCTACTGCAAATAAAGGCATTGAAATAATTACGGCTTCTGATCGTACTCATGCCCATAAAGTTCAGGCCACGTTAGTTATGCAACAAAGAGCAAAGGTTGCAATTGGTAAAACTAAAGACCCTGAAAAGAAAAAGAATATTGAAGCAGCATATAAAATTTGGTCAGATCACCTTGAAAAGTTAAAGGCGATCACCAAAAAGAAAAATGAAGCTTTAGAAGTTGGCACTGATGAATATGCCGATAAGTATAAAAAGGATACACCAGGCCAAAGCGAACTTAGCGAAAAACAACTTGCTGGTTTAAAGAAAAAGGCTGATGAGTCAGGTATTTCTTATGGCATTTTGAAAAAGGTATTCGATCGTGGTATGGCTGCGTGGAAAACAGGTCACCGCCCAGGTGCAACACCTCACCAATGGGCATATGCACGAGTCAATTCGTTTATCACTGGAGGGAAAACCCGCACCACCGCAGATAAAGACCTTTGGGCAAAACACAAAGGTAAAAAGGAATCGCTTGAAGAAGCCAAATGTCCTCCTGCTACACAGGACCTCAAGATTAATACGAAAAATCGTGATGCCACAATTAAGCAATATAATTACGGTCCACTCAACGTTGATGAGCCAGGTGATTATTGGAAAGACATCGCAAAGTATTGGAAAACAACAGTAGCAGCTGCAAAAAAATCACTCTGCGCCAATTGCGTTGCATTTGATATTTCTGAAAGAATGAAAGATTGCATGCCCGGCGAAACATCTGATAAGGATGGTGAACTCGGTTATTGTTGGATGCACCATTTCAAATGTCATTCTGCTCGAGCATGTCATACATGGGCTAAAGGTGGACCAATTAAAGATGATAAAAAATCCCTTGATTGGCAAAGCCGTTCAAACCTTACTGAAGGTGAAGGTAAATACAAAGGAGAAACTTGGGAGCAAGGTTTTAAAAGACGAGTTGTTAAAACAACATCACCTGATCATATCGAAAAAGGATATGCATGGCGCATAAAAGGAAAAGAGCGCGACGAAATTTCAATTAAATTATATAAGAAAAAACCAGACTTTAAAGAATATGTAAAACAAATGAAACGTGTTGCAGGACACGAATTTGGAGCATAACAATATTTACATGGGACAATGAATTCATCAGAACAAACAAGACTAGATCGTATTGAAGAAAAGATTGATAAGTTAGCAGATGCAGTTGTTTCGATTGCAAGGGCTGAAGAAAAGCTTGCTGGCTTAGAACAATTAAACATTGAACAACACAGAAAATTGTCCGACATTGAAGCACGTTTAAGAGACGTAGAAACTAAAGTGCACGACGTCGAAAAGGCGCAAAACGTTTGGAGCAAAGTGATGTGGATCGTGTTAACAGCCCTTATTGGTGGAGTCATAACAAGCTTTTTTATGATTAGTGCATGAAAACCTTTAGGCAATATCTGGTTGAAAAGCCGTTGAACACCGCGCAAAGAATGAAGCGCAGCCGCCAAATGAAAAGGTTGGCCTCAAAAATTAAGATGAAGCGTAAATTGTCTATGCGTAAAAAGGCGTCTCCAGACAAAATAAAAGAAAGAGCTGAGAAAAAGGCTCGAGATATTGTACGTAAAAAACTTGCTGGTGGTAAATCATATAACGATTTATCGTATACAGAAAAAATGAAAATTGACAAAAAGCTTGAATTAAAAACAGCACTAGTCAAAAAAACCGCTAAAAAACTTATTCCTCAAATAAAAAAAATGGAGGCCGAAAGAATTAAAAACCTCAACAAAAAAGCATAAACTTATAAATACTACTATGAGAATCAATGACAAAGAAACATTAGCATTAACAGATGCCGTAAAAAGCGTTATGGCTGAAAATGCTAAAGATTATAAACCCAACCGTGGTGGCAAAGGCCATGATGATTTTATTGACCTTCATTCAATCGATAAAGAAAAGCGCCGCGGCTCTTCTCCTTTAACCGAAAAGGATATTGAAGAAGCAAACGAATTTACTAAAGCCGCCGCAAAAGCTGCAGTAGCCGGTGATAAAGAGTTTGAATTTGATGGTAAAACATATCCGTCTGAAATGGATGTAGATGTCGCCAAAAAGATTCTCGGCGAATCCGTTTCTGTTAATGAAGCCAAATCAAATAAAGAAAGACAAGACGCCATTGCTGATGTAATAGCCAAGCATCCAAATAGAAGTTTAGCCGACTATGGAAGAATGCTCTTTAAAAACCCCGCCTTTAAAAATAAAAAATTTACTAAAGATGAAATTAGTTTGCTGTCTAAAGTGCAAAAAGATAAAAAAGGTAATATAGCCGGCATGGGAAAGAGTCCATATCCTCCAATATATAATTCTACTGAACTTGATGAAGCGATCGATTGGTCCAGAGTCAAAGATGATCAACTCAAAGCATGGCTCAATAGGTTTAAATTGGTAAAAGGCAATCCATGGGATGGATATAAGGATGATGTTAAGGCTGCTGAAAAGGAAGCTAAAAAGCGTGGCCTTAAGGAAGACGTCGAACTTGATGAAGCCATTGATTTTTCCAAAGTCAAAGATGATCAACTCAAAGCATGGCTTGATAGATTTAGAAGCACAAAAGGTAATCCATGGGATGGATTTAAGGATGACGTGAAAGCTGCTGAAAAGGAAGCTAAAAAGCGTGGCCTCGATGAAGCGGTCGTTTATCAACAGAATTTACCTCAGATTCTAAAGAAAGTAGAAACATATCTTGAATTTATTGAAAAACCACTTAGTGTTGGTTCAAAGGCAAATAAGATGGTTAACCGTGACCTTGGAGGTAATTACAATAAAGAATTCAAAAAAATGGAAGATGCCTTGGGGGTAATTTTCTCGGAAATGGATGAAATTGCAATGGGGTATGCAATGTCAGAATCTGCTGAACTTGATGAATCTGTTAATGATATTGCTAAAAAGGTAAAACAACTTAAAGTAGGAGACAAAACAAACTTTGGTGTAGTTACTGCCATTTCAAATAAGTCTATTACATTTAAAGCAAAGGACACACCAAAAACTGAAATAGAATTTAAGCAACGTAAAATTGGTTCTCGTGATTTTATCTTAGACAAACTTGTTAAGCTTACTCCTGATGGAAAAGGCGTAGCAAAAGAATCAACTGATCTTGAAGAAGCCAAGTTTTGGACAGTTACTATTACGAAAAAAACAGGTAAGCTTTTCAAAGGACAAACCGTTGATGTGAAAGCAAACAATAGTGCTCAAGCCATTGAAAAAGGATTAACACAAATGAAAGTAAATCCAAAGCTTGTTCCTAGTAATGCTGTTGATGCTACGCTTGCTGAAGGCCTCGAAGAAGCTAGCATTGAAGAAGCATCTAATGCCGACCTTAAAAAAGTTCTTGCCACTGCAAAAAAGATTGGCGGAAGAGTAAAAGGTAATACAGCAGACTTTGGAATGGGTGCAGTCATTGACTTCTCTATTGAAAAAGGAAAAATCAAGTTTGATGGTGGTAAATCATCTGGTATTGAATACTTTGATAATGTTAATGATGCGATTTCCTCACTCACTGCAGGACTTGATTGATAAATAACTTTACATGAAGTTATTTGACAATTTAACTAACGACAATTTCGAGTTATTTGCAGCAAAGTATTATGAGAATCCTTCTTGTTTGAGTGCCGATGATTTCTATGAAGACCTTGCAAAGTTTAAATATGTTGTAAGATTACTTAGACGTTATCGGCATTCTGGCAAGATAAAAGAAAGGTTACTTTTAAATCATATAATTTCAATATATAACGTATTTCAAATACAAGCCGCAACAAGAATGTTATTTTATAGAGTAGATGAAGAACTTTGGCCCGCGTTAAAATCATTCCTAATTTACTTAAATTACTTACCAACGAACATATACAAAGACGTTAGCGTTGATTTATCAATAGCAAAAAAATTAAAAAACATTTAAATTATGGGATTATTTAGAGGACCTGACTTTTTTTACGCTTTACGCTTTCTGCGTTTACTTACTATGCCTTGGCAAAAAACCGATGCATTTAAAAAGGGAATAGTAGATGAAAAAGGCACTAAAATCAAAAAACCAGAAACATCTGAAGAAAAATCGGCTTATACTATTTTTCATCGGCTTGTTTTTAATATCCGCAGATTATTAGGAAAGATTCCTCTTGGTCAAAGCACCATTGCAAGATATGCTTCAGCACTTTATTTGATTAAAGAGCATACAAACATAAGTGATAAAAAGCTTATTAGTATTCTCGAAAAATCAAATGGAATAGATTTTTCGGACTATACACCTGAGTTAAATGAGTGGTATATTACCGAAGAAGGAAATATAGAACAAGGAAAATATGCACTTGTCCGTGACATTGCATTACCAAAAACCGGAGAACTATTAGCGAAAAAAGGTACATTGGTTGAAGTTACGGCGCCTGAACCGTATGGCTCAATATTGGGTCATACGGTTTTTAAAGTAAAGCACTTAAAAACACGACAAAACATATTCATTACTCAGGAAGATATAACTCGATGAAATTAGAAACAACCACAACAGGGTCTGTAGCTACTTTTGATAAACCGCTTGGCTCTGTGAAAAAACGAAAGTACAAAGTATTTGATGTTAGCGCCGAAACATTTATGCATTTTAAGCCCGGCCGAATACAGTACGAACGTTGGTCAAAGTTTCTAAATGAGGACGAATCAAAAATTGCAGACTACTATAACTCAAATAAAGAGGCTGTGGTTGTTTTGCGCAATTCCTTTAATGGTGCTTTACGCGCACTTTATCATAAAGCAAAGTAATATTTGTATTTACTTTGGCGTTCTTTATGGTATAATAAAACCTCAATCAACACAGCTATGTCAATTTTTATAGAACAAGTTTCGCGTAAACCAGATCACTACCCTTGGACGGAAGATTATATTCAAGCAATGCATAACGGTTTTTGGACCGATAAAGAATTTAGCTTTCAAACAGATGTTCACGATTTTAAGGTGAACATGCCAGACAACGAAAAAGAAATGGTCACTCGTTGTTTATCAGCCGTTGCACAAATCGAAGTGGCGGTAAAAACATTTTGGGCAAACGTAGGCCAAAACCTTCCTCATCCTTCAATTACTGACCTCGGTTATGTAATGGCAAATGTTGAAGTTATTCATAATAATGCTTATGAACGTTTACTCAGCATTCTTGATATGGAAGAAGTTTTTGAGCAAAACTTACAATTACCAATCATTCAAAATCGTGTTAAGTATCTGCGTAAATATTTGAAAAAGCGTTATAAAGATAAAAGAAAACAGTACGTCTATTCGCTTGTTCTATTTACTCTATACGTTGAAAACGTTTCTCTTTTTAGTCAATTTTATACAATCAATTACTTTAATCGTTTTAAAAACCAACTTAAAGATGTTTCACAGCAAGTAGCTTATACTTCTCGCGAAGAAATGATTCATGCATTAGTTGGTATTAGACTTGTAAACACTATTCGAGAAGAACATCCCGAGCTTTTTGATCAAGAACTTATTGATCGTATTCGTGAAGAATGTGTTGAGGCGTATGAGGCTGAATCAAAAATTATTGAGTGGTCGGTAAATGGGTATCAATCAGAAAATCTGAGTTCTCCTATCATGAAAAACTTTATTAAGAATCGCCTTAATGAGTCATTGGAACAAATCAACATTGAACCAGTGTTTGATGATATTGATGCAGAATTACTTGAAAAAACACAATGGTTCGACGAAGATGTTCTTGGTAATACTTCAACCGATTTTTTCTGGAAAAGGCCTACTGAATATTCTAAGAAAGATAAATCATACAACGAAGACGATCTCTTTTGATATATAAATTATGGACAAATATTATTGGCTAAATCGAGATTCTCGTCTCTTTCTTCAACGTGGCTATTTAGCCGAAGGCGTAGAAGCAGAAGACAGAATTAGGCAAATTGCTGGTGCTGCAGAAAAGGCACTTAAGGAAAAAGGCTTTGCGAAAAAATTTGAAGACTATATGTCTCGAGGATGGTATTCATTATCATCTCCCATCTGGGCAAACTATGCACTTAAGCGTGGACTGCCTATTTCGTGCTTTGGTTCTTATATAGATGATACAATGGAATCTATTCTTTATAAGCAGGCCGAAACGGGAATGATGACAAAGGTCGGCGGAGGAACATCTGGATACTTTGGTTCTCTTCGCGAAAGAGGTGCACCAATTTCTGATGGTGGAACATCAAATGGACCGGCGCATTTTATGGAGCTATTTGATAACGTGACAAATGTTGTGGCACAAGGAAATGTACGAAGAGGATCATTTGCTGCGTACCTACCCGTTGAACATCCCGACATTTTAGAATTTTTAAAGATTCGTGATGATGGCCATCCTATTCAAAACTTATCAATTGGTGTAACTGTCAGTGATAAGTTCATGAAGGAAATAATTGATGGTGATAAAGAAAAAAGAAAAATATGGGCAAAGGTAATTCAAAAGCGTTACGAATCTGGTTATCCATACATTTTCTTTTCTGACACCGTAAATAAAAATGCCCCTGCCGCGTATAAAAAGAACAAAAGGCGTGTCCATGCATCAAACCTTTGTTCTGAAATTTGCTTATCAGCCAATAATGAAGAATCGTTTGTATGTAACCTTTCTTCATTAAACCTTCTTCATTATGACGAATGGAAAGACACTGATGCAGTGCAGGTTCTTACTCGCTTCCTCGATGCTGTTATGACAGAATTCATCGATAAGGCAGAAGCTTTACCCTTTATGGAAGCTCCTCGCAACTTTGCTATTCGTCAACGTGCACTTGGCATTGGTGTGCTTGGATGGCATTCTTACTTGCAAAGCAAAAGCATCGCA